ATCAAACTCAAAGGAACCTAACCCCTCCAAAAATATCTCCCCACAACGACCTCTCTTTACTTTGAAAGTAGCTGTGAATATGTTGGGGCGCACCCGTAAGACACGCTCTTTATATGCAATACTCCTGAATGCAGTTGGGTCAACCTTAACATGCAGCCCATCCCTTATCTTTTCTATTGGTATCATACCTCACCTATCCTTCAAACATTCATACATCACCTTCTTAGGAACCACCATACCCCCCATATCTTCCGGTATGGGGAATCCAGCATTCCTCCTCATTTCTCTCTGCTGCTTCTTAAGTTTATACGTAAGATACAGTAACTCCGTCTCCTCTCCGGGTGTATAGTACCCGGTATCCACAAAACTCCAATATGAAGGCCTAAGAACTACCTCCCTCCTCTCTACCTTTTTCCTGAGATTAAAGAAAGAGTAGGAGGTTACATCAACCGTTGCGAATAGTGGCTTACCTTCCCCACCCCCCATTATGATTAAGTTTGTAAACTTATCTTCCTTCCTTCTTAAAGGGAACATAGGCTACCCCTTATCCCACTTGGGTATAGTAGTTTTTTGAAATCACCGGCTAAATGCCAAGCACACTTTCCGCTCTTATGGAATGGTTTACCAGTTATCTTTGTGCATGAGTAGGATCGTGGGTGTGGTGTAGATACACCTGTGATAATACCCATCCCACCTACTTTAAATGATACTATATCCCCTAAGTAATACAGGTTCTTCTTATCCTGCATACTCTCCCATTCACCATCTGATAAGCCACGCCTATGCTTATCTACGAATGGACTATTCCAGTCAATGGCTATAATATAATTCATAATCCATCCACCTCTCTTTCCATCTGGTGTATTAATTGCCTCAGCTTAAAGACCTCCATACCAGTACCACCTACAACCTTGAGGGATGCAAGTGGGAAGTTCCATTCAGTGTAGTTGCCAAAGAATAATTGGACATAGTAATCCTTAAGCGGTCTTTCCCACTGGTTCTCATGCAATACAGCCGTGTAAGCCTTACCATCCCCCACATACTTGTTTAATGCGGGAACCCACCCCGACCAGTTAGGTATCTTCTTTACTACTTCAACCTTTATCATGTGTGTGTCCACCTTTTATCCATGCTTCCTGTTTACTTTGTATGCCCATTTATAAAACTCAGTATGAGAGTCAAACTCCAGTACAGTTTCCCCATCCTCTTAAGGCGATGGAGTAGACTTACTCCTAAGACTGCGAAGCAGAATTGCTTCTAATTAAAATTAATTAAGGTACGATACTTGGAAAAGAAGCGGGTAAACCGGAGGCTGTACACACCCGCCCCCTCTGATATTCTATTCAATGTCCAATACATACTCTACCTCCTCTGCTGTATCCCATAGAATCCCTTTTAAGGCACCTTAAAGGTACCGTAGCGGCACGTTTACACACTGTCTGGTGTGGTGGTATGGTTTGGTATGAGGGTGGTGTGGTGGGGTGCTTATGACACTACTCCAGTCTCTTCCCATACCCCCAGGGCTCTACTCCAGTTGAACTCCAAGAGGTTCTCTGGCCGTTAAATGCCATTACCACTCCGTCCTCTTCATGGCTAAAGTGTGCCTTATACCACGGCCCGGATGGGCTAACAGCGACAAGAATCTTATCATCCACCTTCCAATCGGCGTATGGGGGTACCTCTTCTAGGCAACTATGGCTAGGTTGCCCGGGGAATCGTACACCCTCTTGTGTAAAACATAACATATCCTCCCAATTACTGTAGGTGACAAGTGCTACAACCGAATACTCCCCATTCCTATCTACACAGATAACCCTAGCAGGGTGTCCATTGTAGGTATACTTCTTACCAATTTCAATCAGCTTGGGTTTCTTTGTATCACACATATTGTTTCTCCTTGTGTAATTAATTTTAATTAGGATAAAGCAAGGTCTTAGGCCTTAGGTATGGAAACAATGGCATACATACTACAGTTCCCACTATTCCTTACCTTATTATGGAAAATACCAACATGGCCCTCATTATATAGGACAAGTATGATTTTTCTCTGACTCTCTACAGTATCCTCTGCTTTCCAGGGTATCCAGACTATGATTTCCTGTCGTTTAGCGTTCATAGTGGCCCACCTATTAACATAGGAATGGAAACAACCGCATACATAAGGGATTCACCACTGGAATTCCTCACCCTGTCCTTAAAGTAAGCGGAAATACCACTCCTATACAATGCAACTATAAGGCCACTCTTACGGATTATAGGGTCACCAATCTTCCAGGGTATCCAGTGAATTATCTTAGGTCTTGGAGTGTCCATAGGCTACACCAAGAGGACACGGTATAGTGCATCTACCGGGAGTGATCCACGGTAGAGGGATTCCATGTGGACGCCCCTGCTGGATAGTGACAGAATAACCCCACACCGCATGGGTGTCCCATTACTATTGACCTGCACAAGGTTGACACCCCCTCCTTATCCTCTCTGGGGATTAGGGTAAGAAAAATCTCCTCTTCTTTACTCTCTTTCTGTTGGGTGGGAAGTATTGTAATTTTCATTTTGTTTCTCCTTTTATATCCAAATATAGATAAACCAGGACAGGATAAGCAGAGCTACTGTAGCTCTCCAAATATGCCCAGTTATGGTAAGGACTCTCCCTACCTTATATGACCAACGTACACACCCACTATTATAGTAAATATAGAAGAGACTAGTGAGTAAGAGTATATTGACTAGGATTAATATGAACTCTGTGTATAGTGCCATGGTTTTCTCCTCCTTTTCGTAGTCTTGAGTTTACCACAACCACCTCCCACATTGCCGAACACCATTTCTCCAGTCTTGCCTTTCCTGAAATGCTTGGGCAGCATATAGCATTGAATCAAGGAGAGCAAAGAGGCCGATTATGATTAGGATTGATAGGAGGTAGATCATACTTTACCCTCCTGGCTTTGTTCCCTCTTGTGCTTAGTTAGAGCAAGGTTAAGTTCGCTATATTCCCACGGGTATTGATAGCCATGCTCCTTATGCTTTAACCCTCTAAACTGTTCAATATCTTTTAGTGGGATACCGTTGGTTTTAAGCATATCTTGTAAACACTTTTGACATGGTAGGGTACTCGAACAGCACCCACCACAAGATACCCCAGTTGCCATATTATTAACCCAATTAGTTTTAATTAGAAAAGGAAATAGGAAAAGAAAACAGAGGGTAAAATCACCCTCTGCTCTCAATTCCCAGGTATACTTAGCAGGATGCGGCTTTTTCGCATCATGTTATTATCTACAACATCAAGGCCCGAATGGAGGCCAGGAGAGCGGAGGCTGTGGTATTGTGGGCCAGCTTTGCCTGTTCTTCCAAGAGCATGATGGCCTGTTCCGTGGTGATCCCGGATACGACTACGGTTCCCTCTGCAAGGAAAGAAGTTCCTTCTTTTTTCTTCCGGCTTTCCTCCAGCTTGGCAAAGGCACGTTTACCAACCGAGGAAAGGCCAGGGGTATTGGTAGCAGACTTCGCAGAAGGCTGTCCCTTACTCTTACGACCGGCACCGGATGCTCTCTTGGCATAGGCAAAGGCTTTATCGGCGTCCTCAACATGGGTGGAAACCCATACGGACATGTGCTGGCTGAAATGACCGATTGCAACCAACTCCTTTTTTCCCGAAGCAATAAGAGCCTGACAGCCTACGGGCTTCCCTTTGCCCAGGGCATCTTCACGCATGGGGAGGGTAAACCAGGAGGCCAGGAGAGCCGTGTGGTGCATCTTCGTTTTCTTGCAGTATTCCCATACGGCCTTACAGGTCATATCGGCATTGGAGATAGCCGAACCGGAGGAAATAACAGCCTGTTTTACAGCATCCAGCTTCAAAGATACTTTTGCACTTGCCATGATAACACCTCATTCGTTTTGTGGTTTCGTCCTTATGGACTCATCAGGGATAGTAAAGCACTACCCTACCAAAGAACACCATAGCTTACAGAGCAATCTGTATCTTTCGCCTAACCCTGGTACGTCACGTTTGCCTAGGTAGAATCCAGAGATTAACTCGGCGGTATAATCTCTCCCAGGTGTCACCGTTGTTATGTCCCTGTGTCAAGGGACACCAGTCGGCAAGTATGGTATACTTCTGCCCCTTATGGGCCACCATGTAAACGCAAGGGATAAGAGATTATCCGGTTGACTTGCGTGTTCATGGTCTATGTGAGAGAACGATTCAGGTATCATGGTCCCTAATTCGGGACAGCTGGCATGATATCCAAGGTTGATAGTGTGGTGCTAGGGTGTACCTAGGGGAACCCCACCGAACCTTTTACTCTCTTACTTACCCTAAAAACGCCCTCCGAAAAACAACCCCCTACCCTCCAGCCCTACTCCCACAACCCACGGATTCCAGGGGGTTTCCAAGGTATTCCTGGGTTTTCCCTAATTAATCCTAATTAGACCCCGGTGGGGGGTGTTTGAGGGGGGTGGCACCCTCTTTTGGGATGGGTATCCGGGGGTTGGTGGGGGTTACCCCCCGTCTCCCTATGAACACAATTTGAAAATATAGCCTACCCACAACCCCTACTCTCCCTAGTGTCCCTTTCCACGAAGTATTAGCAAGGAAAGGCCAGATATACCTAAGGTATACCCAATATATAGGCCAGATATACCCAATATGTACCCAATACAGTCGATATTTAGTCTACTTTAAGCTGATAAAAAGGCTACTTGTAAGTATCTAGAAACACTAAGAAAGCAAAAATAGTTTCTAATTTTTGATTTATTTTACTTGACAAGATAAAAATAAAATGGTATAATACAGTTAGGAGGTTTAGTAAGGTATACATAGAGTATCTCAGTATACGCAAGGTGTTTCTTACTACTCTTAAGATAATCAATCAATAGTATATAATAACTATGTAAACTATTAACATAGGTATTCCTTGCTAATACTTAGTAGGGTCTTTATTATTGGCTGATTGTTGTACCAACTAATACTAACACAAACAAAGAAGGAACTTCTTTCCTTCCTAAGTAATACAAAAGGACTTACATGGCTCTCTTAGAAATTAACAATACTCCAGTTAAAAGTAAAGTGGAGAGAGGTAAGTTAAGTAAGGACAAGAAAACCATCACACTCAAGGAGAAACTCGAGGATACTAATAGTGTCCTTTCTTTGCAGGATAAAATGGCTATTGTCTTTTCCTTTGTTTATGGTAAAGGTACATACCAGAGTTTAGCTGAGAAGTACAAGGTACACTATGACACAATTCGTAAGTGTATCAGAGACTTTCAGAATGATATTAATAATCTTGCAGAAACATATAAGCTAGTTGATTGTGGTGAGAATAAGTTCTCCACTATTAGTAAAGCACTCATGCGTAGGGCTGATCCAGTATTAATCAACGATGCTTTTCTCTCACTCCTCTCCCATCCCAACGCACCCATCCTCACTGAGAAGGAACAATCCTACGCTTGGATTTACACCTTCACCGGGGATAACATGAAGGCCCTTAAGCAGTCTGGTCTAGCGGAGGGTCTCCTACTACATGGTAAATTGAAAGAGAGTGATGGTACTCCTAGGTTGGAACCTGTCTCTTTTCAGAATGCAGCTAAGATCAGGGGCTTCTATCTTCGTAGTAAGGACAACGTAAAGGAGTACATAATCTCCCTACGGGAACGTAAGCTTGAGGACTTGAAGATAGATAAGGGCTACATTCAGTCTGTCCTTGTTGATCAGATTGAGGCCCTGAAAGAAGAGGTTGAGGATAAGAGTAATAGAGCACAACTTCTCCGTTCAGTAGAGTTACTTGGTCGTACATGTAATGCATTTACAGAAACCATTAGAATAGAAGAGATCAGGCCAGATCAAGCCCTGGATACCCTTCTTGACCTAGCTAAGAAAGAAGTGATAAAGAAAAGAATTATGCCAGCAGATGCTAAGGAAGTCCCTGTCTCTGGTACACCAAGTGAAACATGGACTATGGAGTAGGTATTGACATGTAGCTGAGTGGTACAGCGACTGCCTGTTAAGCAGTAGATCATAGGTTCGATCCCTATCTTGTCAGCCAAGTTGCTTATGGGTATGAAGCCTAGTATGACTGACCCACGTGGCAGTGCAACGCTGCCTAATTTACTGCTGGATTAGCTTAGTTGGTAGAGCAACTGTTTTGTAATCAGAAGGTCACGGGTTCGATGCCTGTATCCAGCCCCACTAGTTTGCTTATTAAAGGGCATTATAATGGCCCACAAAAAGGAGTATAACATGAGTAATACTATTTCTCGTATGGGTGTTGGTTCTCTGTCTGTAAATGAATTGAAGGCTGTTGGTGTTGCTGGTGCTACTGGTGTAACTGTACTGATGAAAGACTCCCTTGGTAAAACCCTTATTGCTACAGGTACTACCCTGCCAGCAGATGCAGGTACTACTTATGCTAAGGGCTGCCTCTTCATTGATACTGATGTTGCTACTGGTACCTCTGGTCTCTACGTAAATGTAGGTACCTCTGCATCCTGTGTTTTTAAGCTGGTAACTAACGCAGCCTAAAGAATAGAGAGTCTACTGGGGCTCCTCTCTTGAAACAAAGAGCCCACTTTAAATAAAATAGAAAGGATCACATGTCTACTGATAAGTTAGTCACACTACTAGCTATGTATAAGGAGAACCCACTAGCATTCATTAGAGATGTTATAGGTGCATCTCCCACAGATCAGCAGATAGATTTGATCCTTGCAGCAGTTGGAGAGAATAGCCGTGTAGCAGTAAAGTCCTGTACGTCAAGTGGGAAGACTGCTGTACTGGCTTGGCTTACTCTCTTCTTCCTCATATGTTATCCCGATTGTAAGATGCTTGTTACAGCACCCACAGCCTCACAGCTTTTCCGTGTATTTCGTTCAGAGTTATTGCTATGGCACGGACGTATGAACCCCCTCTTCAAACCCTTCTATAACATTATGAATGATAATTGTTATATTGAGGGTAAGAAAGGTACACAGATGTGTTCATGGATTACTGGCTCCTCTGATAATAAAGAGAACTTCGCTGGTCTCCATGCCTCTAAGGTTGTGATAATGATTGATGAGGCTTCGGCACTCCCTAAGGAAATCTTTGATACCTTATATGGTACTCTTTCCTCCGGTGATACCAGCTTCATCCTTGTGAGTAACCCAGTTCGTGCAGAGGGTGCTTTCTACGACCTCTTCGCTGATAAGGTTACTGGTTGGTCACGCTTTACCTTTACAGCCCACCAGTCACCAAACGTAGATAAGGTGTGGATAAAGGAAGTAGAGGAGTACTATGGTATTGCCTCAGATTTCTACAAGATGCGAGTTCTTGGGGAGTTCCCCACACTGTCTGAGGCACAGTTCTTCTCAGCTGGAGTAATAGATGAGGCTATGCAAAGACAGTTAATGCCTAGGGAATACCAGAACTACCAGCGTATCCTAGGTTGTGATGTGGCCCGTTTCGGTAATGATAGTTGTGTTATTGCTGATAGACAGGGGCCCAAGCTGCATAACTTAGTCTCCTTTAAGGGGATTGATACTGTTACCTTTACAGAGAAAATCCTAGAGTACTACCAGTCTAACTCTTACTCAGCTGTAGCAGTAGATGGTATTGGTGTAGGTTCTGGTGTTGTTGATCAGCTTAAGCGTTTCGATATCCCAGTACTAGATATTAACGTATCCTCTCCCTCTACACAACAGAAGACATTCTACAACCTACGATCAGAGTTATATGGTGAGGTAAGGGACTGGATTAGTAACGCCTCATTACCTTATCACCCCCAGTTACGATCTGATTTGGTTGGTATCAATTACTCCTACAATAACAAGTTACAGATTATACTAGAAAGCAAAAGGGATATGAAGAAGAGGGGGCAAGATAGCCCAGACTACTCTGATGCACTTGCACTCACATTTGCTATTAACACACTCTCATACTCCCCCATGCGATATAAACCTAGGCAAGTAGTAAAATCCTCATACCTGTGGGCATAATTAATGGAAGAGATTAAAGGACTTATAGTACTTGGTACACAAGACCTTGTAGACCAGGAACTGCTACAGATGGATGGGGTAACTGAGAAGGAGAATGAGAGAAACTTAGACGCATTCTCTTCTTCACTCGCTGCCCACATTCGTACTGTATTTGATACCAATAAAGATGCTAAGAAGTCCTCAGGTATTGAAGAGGAACTCTTCTCATGCTTGCGTGCGTATAATGGTGAGTATGACCCCTCTGATCTGATGAAGATTCGTGAGGAGGGTGGCTCAGAAATATACATGAATCTTACCGCTACAAAATGTAGGACAGCTACTTCGTGGATTGGAGACCTTCTGCTTAGTAAGGATAAGCCCTTCTCCTTTGAACCTACTCCCCTCCCGAATTTACCCCAAGATATCCAAGATACAATTACCACATCTATCCAGAATGAATGGAAGTCCATGCTTGAAACTACCCACAAAGAGGGTGGTGTAGATACCAAGACTGCACAGAAGAAAATAAAAGAGTTAAACCAGAATCGTAGAGATATTGAAGAGGCAGTCATGGAGGAAATCATGGCTGAGGCTAAGTATCAGGCTAAGAAGATGGAGACTGAGGTATATGACCAGCTTCTTGAGGGTCGTTGGGACACTGCCTTAACTGATTTTATTGAGGACTTCTCAGTATTCCCTACCGCCTTTATGAAAGGCCCAATTATTACTAAGAATAGTAAGCTGACCTGGGTTAATGGTGTAGCTAAGACCTCCTCAGAGTTCTCTTTCCTTAATAAAAGAGTATCCCCCTTTGATATCTATCCCTCTCCCAGTGCAAGTCGCATTGAGGAGGGTAATCTGATTGAGCATGTACGGTATACACGTAAGGAAATCAATGATTTGAAGGGTGTGGAGGGTTATGATAGTGAGAAGATTGAGGCTGTACTAGCTCTTGATCAATCCTTTGATACCTTGTTTACGGGCATCGAGTCTGAGAAAGCACAGTTGGAGATGAAAGGAACCCAGTTAGACGCAAACAAGGGTATGGTACATGGCCTTCACTACTTTGGATCAGCCTCTGCAAAACTACTAAAGGAATGGGGTCTCACAGATTTAGAGTATGAGGATACGGTAGAACTTGATATTGAAGCAGTACTTATTGGTAATGAGGTAATCAAGGCATCCATCAATGATGACCCGCTTTCTCGTAGACCATACTATGCAGCATCCTTTCAGAATCGCCCTGGTTCCATCTGGGGTCGCTCTCTCCCTAACTTGATGAGGGATATTGCTAGGATGTGTAATGCAACAGCACGTGCCCTAGCAAATAACATGGGGATGGCCTCTGGACCCCAGGTTGAGGTTTATGTAGATCGTTTGGCTGATAAGGGTGCTATTGAAGGGATGCGTCCCTGGCATATCTGGCAGCTTACTTCTGATCCTACTGGTGCTGGTGGTCGTGCTATTAACTTCTTCCAACCCTCTAGTAATGCAGCAGAGTTACTCGCTGTCTATAAGGAGTTTGAACAGCGTGCAGACGACGCCACTGGTGTTCCTAGGTATGCGTATGGCAATGAGAAGGTTGGTGGTGCAGCGGCCACTGTAGGTGGTCTCAGTATGCTTATAGATAGTTCAACTAAGAGTATTAAGGATGCTATTAGGCATATTGATACTGGCCTAATTAAACCACGTGTAGAATTTCAGTTCTACTACAATATCCGCAGTAAGGAGTCAAGCACCTTTACCGGTGATATTTGCGTAATTCCACGTGGAACCATGGCTATCACCATTCGTGGTGCAGAACAGTTGAGAAGGAATGAGTTCCTACAACTCACATCCAATCCCATTGATATGCAAATCCTAGGATTGGAAGGACGCTCTACAATACTCCGTGAGGTTGCCAAGGATATCGGCTTCATTAATAACCCCATCCCATCTAGACTGGAGTTGAAGGACCGTGAGGAGAAGGCAGCAGCTGATGCAACTAGCAAGCCCACTAAGGAGTCTGCATCCATTGAGGCGACTAAGGTTCAGGTAGATGGGCAGAAGGAGATGGCTGCTGGAGCACAGGCTGTTCAAAGGGAAGCCTTGGCTATTAAGAGGGAGAAGCAGGATGCAGATGTATCCCTTAAGGTACAAGACATTGAACTCAAGAAGGAATCAATAGCTGCTAAGACAGCTGCACTACTTGAGGCCACTAAGATGACTGGAACACAGAGGGATATCGCTAATAAGAGAAATGCTGCGGTAGCACTAAAGGGACAAGAGATAAAAACTAATGTTACTAAATAGACTAACGCAAGATGAGATAGATAGAATTAGAGGGGGCAATATGGAGATACTCCGTAAAGCCCTAGAGGAAGAAGAGAGGCTTCTGGTAGATCGTCTACTAGAAGAGAAGAAGGATGTACAATTCATTCAAGGTGCCACTAAGTTTTGTAGAGCACTAAGGCTAGTAATCAAATAGGCCCCTGTATAAGCTACTACTTAGACCCAATAATGGGCACCCTAAGTAACCTTGTACACCCAGGTCAACAAAGGAGCAGTAAATGGGTAACAGTCAGTTGGAAAAGTTGGAAAAAGAGACCGATGAGCTTGAAGCAGCAATCTTTAATACTACGGGTAAGCCCACTATTGAGGAGAAGAGTGACGAAGAGGAAGGAAAGGAAGTAGGGGATAATGAGGAAGAAGATAATGGCCCTTCTGCTGAGGCAGAACTCAGTCAGGAATCAACTGACTCTAAAGAGAAGCGGAAGTATACTGATTGGAAAACTCGGTATGTATCCCTTCGTTCCCATCACGATGCACTAGCCTTTGACTTGCGTAAAGAGGTATCGGAGTTGAAAACCTCCCTTGTTTCAGCAAGTAAGCGTATCTCAGAGTTGCAGGATTCTGCACACAGTAATGCAAAAGATGTTGATATTTACTCTCAGGAAGAGAGAGATATCCTCGGTGATGAAGCTATTGCTGCTATGAAGAAAGCAACTAATCATGCTATTGCTCCGTTGCAAGAGGAACTGCGAAAGGAGAAAGAGTTGCGTATGAAGCAACTTGAGCGTGAAGCGGATAATGATAGGCTGACCTCGCAGAGGAACTTTCTGTCTAGACTTGGTAGACTCGTACCTGATTTTGCTACTATTGATACCAATCCAAAGTTCATTGAGTGGATGCAGGGTATTGAGGACTACTCTGGAGCAGCCCGTAAGGACCTGTTCAAGAGAGCAGAAGCAAACGGGGATGTTGCTAGAGTTGCAGAGTTCTTTGTAACCTTCAAGAACATGACTAAGGGTAACTCCCTTGAGAGTAAGATTACACCAACTGGTACTAATACTGGTACTCAGTCAGTGAAGCAGGGAGATGATTTCGTAGTAGATATGCGATTCATTGATAAGTTTTATGATGACGTAACACATGGCAAATATAAGGGCCGTGCAGCTTTGGCAAAGGAGATTGAGTTCAAGATTGACCAAGCTATCCTACAAGGGAAGGTCCGAAAATAAATGAAGAAAAACAAAAAGTAAGGAGATTTAAACATGGCTCGCGTAGCAATTACTAGTGGATATTATGGTGATACGACTGTTGATCATTATGGTTCTGACTCGGCTTCTAAGTATATCCCTAAACTGTACAGCAAGAAGGTTCTCAAGAACTTCTATGCTAACTCGTTCTACAATGATATTTGTAACGTAGATTATGAAGGTGAAATTAAGAATTCCGGTGATCAGGTTATCATCCGTCGGACCCCCACCCTCACCGTAAACCCGTACACCATTGGTCTCCCGATCACGTATGAGGTACCGAAGGCTGATAATACCTTCCTTACCATTGATAAGGCCAACTATGTTGCATTCCGCGTAGATGATATTGATAAGGCGCAGTCTGATATTGGTCTCATCAATATGTTTGCTGATGATGCATCTGAGAGACTGCGTATCGCCACTGATAAGGACATCCTTGGTTACATGTCCACCGGGGCAGCCGCAGCCAATGTTGGTGCAACCGCCGGTGCTCTCTCTGCAAACATTAACCTTGGTGTGGTTGGTACCAGTGGTATTGCTATTACCTCCACCAATGCTATTGATTATATTGTATACATGAATCAGGTATTGGATGAGGCTGACCAGAGTTCTGAGGGTCGTTTCTTGGTACTCCCGGCTTGGTACTGCGCGCTGTTGAAGCTTGGTGATCTTCGTCGGGCAGATGTATCTGGTGACGGCACTGGTGTTATCCGGTCTGGCCTCATTGGTCAGGTTGACCGTACCATGATTTACCAGTCCAATAACCTGACCCATGCAACTCTTAGCGGCAATGAGTGTTTCTATGCTGTAGCGGGTACTAAGGAAGCCACTTCCTTTGCAATGGAGGTAAGTAAGACTGATACTCTCCAGATTCCTGATTCCTTTGGTGAGTACTGGCGTACACTGTTTGTGTATGGCCGTAAGGTAGTACAGCCTACTGGCCTTACCGTAGGTTCGTTCTATAAGGGTTAATTAAGATAGGGGGAGTAGGTATGGGAAACTGTTATCTACTCCCCCTTTTTATGAGGGACACATGAAAGCCAAACGCATTGATACTGGTGTTGTATATGAGTTGAATGAGGCGTACTATAGATTGTATGCAAGTGATTTTGAGCTTATTGAGGAAGAGAAGGAAGAAGAGAAAGAGATTCCAAAGGTAGTAGTAGAAGTCCCTCCTGTTGTGGAGGAGAAGACTCCTGTTGAACCTAAGAAGATGGGGCGACCTAAGAAATGAATTTCCTAGAGATATGTAAAAAGGTAAACCAAGTTGGTGAGTTCCAGGGGGATATTAGTTCAGTAATGGCCACTGGATATCAAGCGGAACTCGTAGAGGCGGTTAGGCAATCCTTTATAGATATCCAACTGGAAAGAACAAATTGGAATTTCTTAAGAAGGGATGTTACATTCTCTGTAACCCCCGCCACTACTACGTATCTGCCAACAACTCTCCTAAGCGGTGATTTTTTATCCGCATGGAAAGAAGATCGCATATTGTATAATTTTCTACCAGTTCGGGTCATAGATTATGATTCATCTGTTCTTATGGACCCAGCTAAGGATACACCAAGTACCCCAAACATGGTTGCAATCAGACCATATGATGATGCATTGATATTCAATAAGGTGAATGGTACATACTCTATCTCGGCACATTACTATCTTAAGCCACAGATACTAGCTAATAATACTGATACCCCCATTATGCCGAGTGAGCATCACTACTTGATTGTTCACCTCGCACTTATGAACCTAGTATCTATCATTTCCTCTGAGATTTATCAGAAAGCAGTTATTAACTATAATAAGTCTATGGGCTACTTACTTCATAAGGAGCTACCACAGCTTGTTTTAAGGAAGAGGGCAATAGCATAATGAGATCACCCACAGTAAGTATGCCAAGATTGCAGCAAGAAGTAGTATACCTTACTGGTGGTTTAAATGAAGAGGTTTCTTCCTTGCAGTTGAAAGGAGGAGAGCTTTTAACTTGTGTAAACTATCAGGAAATATCAGGACAGTATAGTGGGTACACATCTGTTGGTGGCTTTGAGCGAGTTGATGGTAGAGCAAAGGCTTCCTCTATTACTGCACCAGCAACCATTGATTATGGTATAGATGGTGATGTGGTGCTTATGGGGGAGGGTGAGTCGGGCATAGCCGACCTATCTTTACACTCCTATACAATCACCAACAATGGGGTATCACTCACAAGCACAAGATATAAGAATGGGTATGCATCTTTTTTATTCCCCACAGCAGCCACACTTACTGTAGGGTATGATGCTGC